TGCGTTAAAATGTACTTCCAGCACATAATCATACTTACTGATTTTGAATGTACCGTTCTGCACGTCGTAGAATGCGCTGCGGTTTACGTTGTACATATCCACATTTGCATATTTTCTCAGTTTCGGTGCGATCAGGTTGACCAGCTCTCTGGTAAGATTAGCTTCTTTGTATCCACAGCCGGAAGCTCCTGGATCACCTGCACCATGTCCTGCTATAAGTAAAATTTTCATAACTAATTTTCCTCCTGTACCTGTTTAGGTAATTTGTGCACCGTTCGTAGCATGACCTCGACTGTCCCATTACCGCCGAGCGCTTTGTATGGTTTGTTTAAATATTCTAATTCTTCAAGATCATCGGCATTGATACGATTATTTCTGATATGATATTCGCATTTCTGGATGATGCGATCATGCAACAATGCCTTGATGCCGTTGCGTAGTGCCATGATTTGGATGATTAAATAGCTTGATAGAGACACCAAAAAGCAAAGAATCACCCAATAGTCTTTTGTAAATTGTAACAATTCCATGCACTACTCCTGTGGCATATCCAATTCTGGCAAGCCGGCTACAGAGGTGAGCATAGACAATATACCTGCTAACACCGTTGCTGATGCCACGTAAAGCCAGTCTACCTGCCCCATAGCTGCAGCTGCACCGATACCGGCGATACCCGCCTGTGCCATAGTCTTTAATGCTCGCATCCCTGCAGCTCTCCCCCATTTCTTCCAGTCATATTTCATTGTGATTCTCCTTTCCGCCATCTTGGCATAATAAAAGGGCGTTTAACGCACGCCCATGCGAGATACCTTTGGATCACTTCCTTTCTCAACTCCGTAAAGCAGATAAAGCGGATTTTGTATCAAATAACTCATTGTTTAAACGCACTATCTCTTCTCTCAATGTATCCACCCTCCTCTCTAATTCATTATTTTTGCTTTTTAAATCACTCAGTTCCCGTGATATGGATAGTTCGCTATTTTTTACAATACAGTCTAGTTCTTGCACTGCTTTAGAGATATATGGTATGACAACTTCTGGATTTATCGCTAGTGTACCACCCAAATTCTCGACAAGCTGCGGATCTATTTCTTGTAAATTTTGCGCAATATAACCTATCGATCTTTGAAATCCTGTCTTTTTAAAGATATAGGATTCATGCTTAAATCTTCTTATCGCATCAATTCCACATACATCAGTATCCATAATATTTGCTTTAAGTTTAGCGTCAGATACCCATGATGTTTTACAATAATAATCTTCTCCAGTCGCATCTTCATACTGTAAATAATCAGTGCTGCTGTCAGGGTGGCCATGATATATCTGCCTAATATTACGGAAACCACCTCCAGTAACATTAGAAACGACTACATAACCTTTTCCATTTTTAGGCTGAACTGGAAAGTTCGATGATCCCAAAAATATATGTCGCTCCGTCCAACCTGATGGATTTAAGCCAAAATTCAGTGTGTACCACGATGCACCACTATTACCGTCAATATCTGTTTGTCCCAATGATAAAAACTTTGCACCAGTATCAGCCGATAGTAATATACCTCTGCTGGTGCTGCTAGTGTAAGATGATGCTATTCCTCCACAATGATTACTGTTAATAAACAAATCCATGCGCCCATTACCTATTACTACCTTTGTATTTTCTGTTCCAAGACTTGTAAATGATCCCGTCAATAATGCATTGTCAGCTTTTAACTTTCCTTCATGTGTCACATAAAATGGAGCACCTGTCATAGATTCTGCTGTGCTGCCTGCATAAAAAGCATACGTCCCGGCACTTTGCATTACAGTATATTTACCATTGTTTTGCGCACTCAATCTTAATGCTCCGATGTCAAACCCACCAATCTTACCAGATGTGGCAGTGACCGTCCCAATCATAGTTAGATTTCCGTTTGTATCACCATACAGCACCCTGCCCCCAGCATTGTTATAAATGGATAACGCACCATTATTGACACGTAATCCCCCAGCGTTAATCACAACGCTCATATTGCCTGTTACTTCTGATTGTGCTGGTGCCCAGTAAGATGGGTCAATAGCCGCCGAATTAGCTTCACAGAGAAAAGGTCTATTAAAAGCTATACGCCCTTTAAAATCTCTGCCATATAGATATACTCTTACATATTCTACTTCTTTATCCTCTACCTCTACAAACTTACCTACCCGTACCCATTTATGAGATGTATCTCTGACAGAACCTGAACTTCTAGTGCCGTCAGTATAATATATATTGATGATATAAGTTGCAAGTGGATTTGTAGGCCCAGCCACATAATCGGAATTTGTCAAAAATTCAGTGGACATATAAAATCCTTTTACCTTACGTCCTATGTCAATACGTTGATTCCAGCTGCTGTTCGCAGTTCCATCAAATGCACTTGATTCCAACCAAAGCGCACGCCCTGTACTGCTTCCCCATGTCATCGCTCTGCCGCCTGTACATGTCGACGCTAATGATTTGTTCCAACAAGCTGTATCATTTGTAAAATCAGAATTCTCTATGAGATTTATTCGATTATATGATTCCTTGATACCCACTGATAAACTATCCACCTTTTGCGTGATCGTCGAACTCATGCTATTCACAATATCCTTGGTCGCATATGTATCGCTTACTGTTGCTTTAAATCCGTTAACATCAGCAACCAAAGAATTAAGCTTAGTTGATGTATCGGAAGAAGTAGATTCAACAGAAGTTATCCTGCCTGTTAATCCATTTACACTTTGTTCCAGTGTTGTCTGTTTGTTTTTTACACTTTCTAAGGAGGAAGTATGTTTTCCGACAGTACTTTTAATGCCATTCACAGTCTGCGTAAGACTACTGTAATTGGTCTTAAGCGTGGAGACATCGCCCTTAGCTTGTGAGACATCGGTTATCAGCGTGGAGATTTTGCCTTGCTCCACGGATAATGCTGTACTTAATGTACTTAAATCACCGGTGATAGTGTTATACACCACAGAAAGAGACTGGTTAGCTCCATCCACCAAAATATGGCTAGACTTTATCACCTCTGTACCGTCGTTAATCTCTTTTACCAATGAGGTGATGTTTATTTTATCTCCGGATATATTGGCGTTATCAGCCACCATGCTATCCACGATAATTGGTCGTTGAATACCAGATGCAGTTATGCCAGCTGCATCAAACATCAGCTTCCCGGCGGCATCCCAGACATACATGTTGTAGTCTCCGGATGCATCTTTACCAATTTGCACTCTTGGCCTTGTGATATCTTTTATCTGGATGGTTTCGCCGTATATGTCTAACCGCCCAGACTGTGACTTAAAGTGTATGCTGCTAGCATCGATTGTACCGGCTGTTACTTTATCTGCTGCTACACTGTCTATCATGGCCGACTTTATAACTGAGTTAGAGAATACGGTGTTTTCTGCATTGATTATCAGTGAGTGAACGCTATCAGAAGTAAAATGGCCATTTATGATGGTATCAATAGTGGCTAGATTTCCTTCCATAACGTTTATTTTAGCTAGAGCTGCATTGATTGTATTAACATCCAGATTATCTATTGCAGCATGAATAGCTGTAAATTCTTCAGCTGTCGCAGATTTGAAAGCCGCCGTATCAGCTTTAAAAGTGCTAAACTCACCTTCATGTGCTGTGATTTTTTGATTTACGGTAAGGAAATCAGTTGTAATTGTTCCAAACTTCCCATCATATGCAATGATAGTATCTGCAAGCAATCGCTTTGTAGCCATATATTCACTGTAATTAGTCTGTATCTGCTGAGATAGATTTCCTTGGAACTGATACTGCTCTTGTTGCTCTGTTTTTGCACTAGATGTTATAGTCTGTTGAATTCCACTATCATCTATAATATCCATAATCATAATGGGCACTTTATAAATGGATCCATCTAAGTCTTGCACAGAAATAATATCGCCTACATCAAGTTCAGGTCTTCCCATAATGATATTAACTGAGCATGAACGGTAGGAAAATCCGTTTACTTTGTTGTATATCGCATTCAGCTGCGTTTGTGTCATGCAAGGGTTTGATAAAGTAATTAGGCTGCCAGTATCATTGCCTGCGTTCAGGTTTGTTTCTGCATCTACAGCACATGTAATCCGTCTAACAATAGTGTCTGCCTGACCAACGCTGAATGTTGGCGAGCATATGTCTGGATTTGCTGCAAAGTTAACAGCAGCGAACCATCTTAATTCCAAATTTCCATCACGATTTATAACAGCATTTTTACCGCAAAATGAAGCGATATAAGAAATAGCATCACGCATTTGCAGCCCCTGTAGCTTGTCAATGCTGATAGATTCGCCGGAATCACTACCGGCGTATGTAATTCCTATCTTAGAACATTGCTCTCTTAAAACCGCCGCTACAGGCTGATTCCCTGACAAGGCGCTGAAGAATCCCTGCTGTGTCTTATACATATTGTCATACGCTGTAAACGTTACGACATCATCATTAAGCTGGGGGTCGACAATGTTGTAGACCCCCATTTTGATCCATTCGATATCTGGTTCTTCACCAATATTGTAATCCTCCAGATGTAATCCAACATAGTAGATAGCCTGCCGACCTATAAATTGCACAGATGAGGTCATTTCTGGTATCTGGACATCCAGGTATGCAGTAACCGTTCCTCCAAATGAAATATGTTCTTCGGCGCATATTCCAAGCTTACCGTCAAGTTTCAAAAAGTCTTTATACTCTTTTCCATCAATTATCAGCTTAGATTCCCACCATTGGATATCTCTGGCTACAGCTGTTTTATATCTTTCTGAGGTGCTATACATTTACACCACCTCACTTTCTTATTTGCCAGATTCTTCTTCAATCATAAATTCCAAAGCATCCATTTCTGCCTGAGAAATAGACACAGTGATATCATCAAGCTTTATCATCCTGATTGGCAATTCGCACTCTGTATCATTGATTTCCTTGATTGCAGCAGTTAGAGCCATTTTATCTTCCTTGCTCTTAAATGTGACTTCATCACTTTTTTCTTTTGTTACCAGTTCACCATTTTTATCAAGTTTACAGTGTTTCTTCTGCAACTTTGTGATTTCATCCTGATATTCTTTGATTTCATCCATAAGGATTTTCTTATTACGACTCACATTATAATTGACCTTAGGACTGATTGCAGTCTGCACGTTTGATAACCCATTCATAAGCATAATAAGCTCGCCACTTCTTAACTTCATTATTCAGCACTCCCTTCTGTGGTTACTACAAGCTCGTTAACAGCCTCATCGTAACGCTTCTTAAAAGCTGCGATATCAGTATCATACTTCACCTTATCTTTCGCATATTCAGCAATATTCACGATATTTACATGATAACTGATTGTGTTATAATCCATATTTGTCACAGATGCTTCCATAGTCACCACAGTAACACCATCAGTATTCTTAGATTCAGATTTCAATGTCTTTCTCACTTCTTCTTTTTCTGTAATCGTTGTTGTCATAATGACACCCCTTCCTTATTTCTCAACCAAAGAAATAGGCAGCCCTTCATAGACTGCCTTTTCAATAGCATAACTGTACACGCTGTAAACTTCATCGCCGGCATATGCACGAATCGTTTTCATTTGTTTTGTTTTAGGATCACGGAATTTCACGTCGATATAATCTGGTTCAAGTAAAGCGCAAATTTGAGCAGCTTCAGCCTCCGTCAGCCATGACCACTGCACATCTATGCGGTATTTGAGTGCCTGTACTTTACCACAGAAATTACCACTGCGTGACCGTCCAGAGCCTTGTGACCATAGCTTATTACGCTGAATCGTAATACTGGAAGGGTCTTTGACTTTAACACCGCCAAGATACAGAATAGGATCAACTGTCCTTATCATACTGGCACTCCTCCTTTACCTCCGGAAAATATCATTTGTTTTTTGTAGTCCTTAATGATTTTAGTGGTCTTAGAACCATCTTCATTCTGAATAGTGATGTATAAGTCACCTCCACGATCTTGGAATCCACCACCGTCACGTAAAGCTTGCAGAACCGCCCTGTAGATACCGGATGTAATCTGATCGTTATTTGCAACGGCTGTACGCCCACCCATAGTACCGACAAGCTCCGGTCCCGCTTCACGAGCAATAAACATTTGTCCTGTATCAACAAATCCACCTTCAGCCTTTTTTTGCATCCAACCTGTGACTTTTCCAAGTGCTAAATCTATTGATCCGGAAACAATAGAAAGGGTTGCTTCAATAGGGTGCTTCCTAAAATATTGTTGGAACCATTCAAGAGCTTCATTTGCTGCATTAGATTTATTTCCAAGTGCTGACTGCCCCCATATTGTGTGTGATCCTGCCTTGAACCAACTATCAAACCAATTATATGCATCCCATGCAGCATTGGATTTATTACCAATCTCAGCTTTACCCCATATTGTTTTTGACAGTATCCTGTTCATTGTTTGCCATGCATTATTACCCGCAGAATCAGCACCCATAACTTTAGCAAGAACAGTCAATGGATTATCGAAAATCTTCTGACCTTTATTCCATTGTGCTTGAGCATCTGGTGATATATCACCATTACTGATTCCCTTTTTGATATTATTGATATAGTCCTCACCGGATTTCGTACCATTTTCCTGCGCCTTTTTCAGTTCATCCTGATACTGTTTACCAAGCTTAGAATCCTTGTCAATGCCAAGTTTGTCTAACAGCGATAACAGCTCTGCGTTCTGCTGCTTTTTGATTTTAACAGCATCATTTTTTGATTTCTGCTCTTTCTTAAGGTAATCATCTAACTGTTTCTTTTGCTCTTTGCTAAGGTCAATTCCATATTCCTTAAATAGTTTATACAATGACTCATTTTTCCCTTTTGCAATATTCTCGGCATTTTTCTTATCATCCTTATAATTCTTAACAAATGATTTTACCTGTTTCTTTTCTTCATCACTTAACTTTTTACCACCTTTTTTAATAACAGACAGGATAGAATCAACTTCATCTTTCTTCACATCTTTTTTTGCTTTGGCATTCTCTTGATATGCGTTAAGTGATTCTTTAAGATATTTTTCATCTTCCTTTGATAATTCCACTCCTGCATTTTTTAAGTTCTTAACCATCTTATCGTATTCCGACTTTGATCCGTTTGTTTTTTCAACACACATATCGAGAATAACTTTTTTAGTATCGATGGCTTGTTGTTTCTCAATTCCGGATGAAGTGTTAATTAAATCGGTGATATCCGTTATTGCTGTTGCCATCTCTGTATATGAAGCCTTTACACCTTTTCCTGATGTTTTAAGCATTGCTATAGCCTTAACCTGTTCATTCCATGCAGAAGTTCCACGTTTAGCCGTTTCAGCTGATGCTTGTACAGCAAAATCAAGCATTTTCAAAGAAGCAGTATTATCATCTAAATTCTTTTTTGAATTAGACAACTCCTTATTTGCTTTTTTTAAATTTATACCTTCTTGTTGGCTATTTACCATAAGTTTAGCTTGCTGTTCGGTTAAGATAGGATTATTCTTCATGAGTTCTTTAACAGCGGCATTGTACATCGTTTGTTTATTGTTTACATTTTGCTGGTTTTTTGTAACTTCAGAAAGCAAGGCTGATCTTTGCTTTAATGCTTCTTTATAATTATCTTCGTAGGCTTCAAGTTCTGCTTTCTTCTTTAGTTGAATTAACTGATTCTTTATTTCATCAGTTTGTTTTTTATAAGCGACATAACCATTTTCTGTTATGGTTACACTATCAGGCAAAATATCATTGATTTTTTCTACCAGAACTTTAGCTTCTCCGATATTTTTTACATAACCGTTCTTACCACCTGTTAATTCATTTAATCTATCAATATATTTTGACTGTGCAACGTACTCGGAAGATGCAGATTTAGCACTATCATAAGTGCGTTTATTTAAATCATCAATTTCTCTTGCCTGCTCTTTGATTTCTTCTGATAATTTATTAGTAATTTCAGCCTGTTTTTTTAACTCAGCATCTTTCTTTGAATTTGCAATCGACCAAGTCGCCAATGCGCCTACTACTAATCCTATACCGGTTACCACTGCAACCATTGGATTGGCTGAAAGAAATGATAATGCTTTACTGAGAATCCCTGTAGAGCTTGCAGCAGCAGTAGACGAAGCAGACATTCCGTCGGTAACGACTTTAACTGTATTAGCTGCTGTTTTACTTTGTATTAAGTTGACAACCCAATCTTTAAGTTTAGAAACAGAATTGCCTATCGCTCCACCTAGATTTCTAAAGGTTTGCACTACATCAATCTTGGCATTATCTTTTCTAGCTATCGTATCTGCTAACCATGCTTTAGTAGAATTTGCTATGTTCTTTGTAAGCGATATGAAGGAAGAACCTAAACTCTTTATAGAATCCCACATTTTGAGTGCTTTATTTTTACCCATAGCTGCTGTATTACTAACCCATTCTTTCACAGATTTAGCTAATAATGGTATTTCAGTTTTCAATGCCTTTATCTGCTCATTTGCAGCCTTTACAGTTTCTTTAATTGTAGGAATAAACTTCATATGTTTGCCAATAGCATAGCCTAATCTGGTTGACATTTTATCTAATATCGAAACAACACCTCCGCCTGCTTTTATCCATGCTAGCATTTGTGCAGTTTTCCACGATAGAACCATCGTACCAATAATCGTAATAAAGTTCTTCAATGCCCTTTCATGTGTTGATAGATAATTCATAATGTTTGCTACAACCTTTATTAAGTCAGCTAATTTAGATAATATGAATCCAACAGCATCTCCAATAGCAGGAGCAATATTGTCTTTAAACCATTTAATCAACGGTTTTACAAATATGTCGTTTATAGTTGTTGCTAACTTCAAGAATGCTGTAGCTAAATCCCACAATGATTCAAATAAATACTTACCGCCGGAATCCCATACATGACGGAAGAATGTCGATATCGTATCTGTAACAAGTGAAGCTGTATCTAGTAGGCTAAAGAACAAATCAGATGCAGCTTGAAAAAATGGTTTCCATTTCTTTGCTACAACATCAAAAACCCCGCCTAAAATATGCACAATGTTATCTCTGGTTTCTTTAATGTTCTGCAATATTCCAGCGCCATATTTATTCCAGCTATTACGGATAGGTTCAAAGATATTGTCATCCACTACTCTGCCAAGGATACTCGCCCATTCAAGCAGCCGATCTCGAATATCCATTGCTTTCATACGGATATTGTCAAATATATAATCCATATCCTGCAATGCTTTCAGTAATCGTGGGTCAATAGACATACCGCCAGCACTGGAAGAATCTCCACCACCGGAGCCGGAAGAAGAATCATCGGCACTTTGGTCGGGGATTACATTCGCAACATCAAAGCCTGCAAGAAAATTCTTCCATTCCTTAGTCTTTTTCTTTGCGCTATCTAATCCTTTATTGGCATCGTCAATACCTGCATTTACATCATCCATACCATCAGATACGCCACCGAGCGAATCATCCATGCTGTCCAAAATACTTCCTGTGGATCCGGATGAATCAGGCAGTTCATAACCAAGGAATGAAGCAAACATTTGAATTAGAGATTTGATTGCCATTACAAAACCGTTAATATACGGTAAAACCTTTCCAATCACGCCATAAAAAACAGCAGATATCCAACGGCCTACTTCGGCGATCTGCTGCTGTAATATTTTAAGTTGGTTTGCCGGTTGTTCACATTTGTGTTAACTCTATGTCACCATAGAGATCAGACTATATCACAGCGTACCATTAGGTACGCCCCTCGCACTTCCAACGGTGCTAATCTCCGTTGTACTCCCTTCTGGGATAGTCGTTGCACCTTCCCTATTTACATAAGGCTTGGCACAGGATTGTCTTTAAATCAAGATTTCCCCTGTTAGCAGTAGCTTTCGCTACCACACCGCTTTAGCTTGCGTTCACGAGGTTGTTCGATGCACCTCACGGTGCAAAGCCACTAAACTTTAATGGTTCTGGCAAAATCCCCCATTGCTGCTGATCGAGCCATTTGCTGCTGTAACGTAAGGATGATAATTAAACGTTTTTCTACTTCACTCAAATCACGTATCTGCCTGTCATAGATTCCTATGCTTTCGAGCGTTCCTCCTAGTACACTTTGTGTTATATCATAGCCAGATTGACTACGTATAGGTCTCCGATAGTTCACGTAGGTTCGTTACTCCTACGCAGTTCTCTTATGAACTTCTTATTGTTTTCAATAAGTCCAGACTATATCTTCACGAGGTCTTCGTGTTCTCCATTTCCATTTAAGGGATTTTCACCCACTCACTTGAGCCGTACTCCTATTGCGGAATTTCACCGCCCACGGGATAGTCGTTGAAGTTTCATTGATATTTAAGCGTATTTCCAAATAAATCCCTTTTAAGTTTTTAGCGTTCCTCTGCATGCTTCTCTTATGTGTCCACTTAAAAAGCCAGTCTTTCGACTGGCTTCGCCACTAGATTCATAAATATGCAGTAGATTTCCACTTTTATCGAACTGGTGCACTTCCTTACTTTCCACATGCTGTTTACCACGATATGTCACTTTACATCCATATTTTATCATGTGCTGCATATTTTCTGTATGTGTACACCATTCCAAATTACTAATAAAATTATTGCTAGGGTTATTATCAATATGATTGACATGCGGTCTATTTTCAGGATTAGGGACTTCAAATGCTTCCAATATCATTCTGTGTGCTAATTTAAGTTTAGTTTTTCCATCTACACATAATGCATATCTAACATGTCCCCATTCTCCTGGATTAGGTTTCAAATAATGTGGCAAACCATATTGTGCAATCTTGGCTTCTGTATCATTTGGATAAGATATCCTTCTGCACCTGCCATAATTACTTATTTCATATAACCCTTCATAACCTTTAACTGATCTCCATTCTTCTGGTATCATATAACCTCCATTCTCGCTTATTTATATCAATGCTTACCTGCTGATTGCCATATCCATAAAGACTTAGGTTTCCAGCAATTAAAAGAAATTCACTATATACTCCCATATATAGTGGGCAAAATTTTACCTGTTTACTTAACGCAGCCTGAAACTTTGTAACAGCAGAGTCAACAGAAACATTATACAACGATGCATAGTCAAGAGACATTTTTATTAATCGCTCAGACAGCATATATGACATATCTTCAGACAAATCACCAAGCGCCCCAAGCTGATTTTTAAAAGTAGCCTGAGCCTGCATCATAGATGGCATTGCTAGTCCGTACATGTCAGATAGCTGATTCTGGAACTTCATAGCCTCACTACGCATATTTCCCATTGCACGGCTGAAGTAGTTCTCAATCTCGGTGAAATCTATAGCTTTATTCAGCATGTTAGCGAAACCAGAGCCGAAGTGCCGCAGTTGATTATACAAAGCATAAATCTTTCCAAACGAAAGCATGTTATTTAATCGTTTGTGTGTAACCGTAGCTTCGTTTCCCAATTCTTTTGTAGCTGTTCTGGCACTTCTCATCCCTCTATTAAAACGATCAATGCTTGCTGTTATTTTAGATAACCCCTGTATCTCTACTGATGCTTCTTTTAAATGCGCTAAAAATGGCTGAATCTGAGTGGTTAGTGTACTGAATACCTGACCTATTTTAGACACATCTAGCTTCTCCATTTTCGACATTGCAGTAGGAATCGCTTTAATATCACGAGCAAATCCTTTTAAACCATTCAGGTTGAACGCTGCTATTTTTTCTATGAAACCCTTTAAGGTATCTGCCGCCGTGTTCATCTGGCTCTGAACGTTTTTAGGCAATGATATATCCATATTCAAATTCTGCATAGCATTCATTGCTCTTGCAATGTTATTTATAGCGTTTCCAACGCCTTTAAGATTTGTTGCATCAAGATGTCCTAATTCAGTGACAAGCCTTTGTACTGGTGCAACATCTATTTTATCAAGAGAAGTAAAGTCAGCATTTTTTAAAACATCAAACACTGTAGGTAACTTGCTAATTGCTTTGAAAGAATTATTAAGCCTACTCAACGTATCCGATACTGAATTTACATTTCTTTGAAATTGCTGGAAACCGAGATTGTTCATTCGAGAACCTAATTGTGCAATTCCGATTGTTATATCAGTTAAGGTTTTCTTTGCTCTATCTGCTTTGATATTATCAAGACGTTGAGCCGCTAATGATAAATCTCTAATTGGCTTTGCATAGGCCGTAAGTTTATTGATTGTTGCAGTGCTAGTATCCTGTATAGTTTTCAAACCTTTGTTCATTGCACTAAGTGCGCCTATAACAGCTTTAGCTTGCATTTCTAGTACGATGTCTACCGAGTTTTCATAATCTGCCATATATATCACCTACCTTTCTTACACTTAAATAAAATAAAAAGCAGCCATCATAGCTGCGACTGGTCACACCATAGCGACCACCTCCCTTAATAGAAAAGCGCCCTTATGGACGCTTTATGTTTACTTAAACTCTCTAGGATATGAGGTATTTAGTTTTCCCTATTGCCCGACTCCAGATACAATACATGTATATTCAAAATTAAAAGATAATGATAAGGAATATTATCTTCCCCCAGGGAAATTAGAAGAATTACAATCTCAACTTAATGATTACATTGATTATTTTTTGCATAAATATAATAAAGACCCCAACGAATGAGGTCTTTTATTATTCTCCGATACTATCAGCAATTTCTTCACGATGTTTTTTGATTTCTGCTATGTTTTTATCACCGCTTAATTCTATTTGTACTCCTAAAACATCAGTTATTATCCCTTGTGTAATTAAATCGTCACCATCTACGAGTATTTCATAATAATCATTAAGACGGCTATCCGTTTCTTCATCACTAAGGTTTCCAGCAATATAGCTATCAATCGTTTCTAATGCGCCTTTAGCAGCTTCATAATTTTCATCAGACATATCCTTAGGTTTGCCACCACCACATGCGAATAGATTAAACGACAATAATGTCATTAAGAGTATCGTGAATATCTTTTTCATTTCCATTCCCTCCCTAGATACCAATATCATAGCACAAGAGCTGGTAAAAATGTACAATTTCTTGTTTTACGATATCAATAGGGATAAAATATGTTTATACATGGGAGGGGGGTGATGGAAATGAGTGAGAAAGTATTTAATCCAAATAATACATCCATGATTGAAACAGGAACAAAAGTGCCAGTAGGTCAATACGTATGCACCCAGTGTTCTGATAAAATCAAGATTGTAACAAAAGACGGCACAAAGTTACCTTCGTGTTCTAAATGCGGTCACACTTATTGGATGAAGTTCTAAGAGCTTCTTCCTTTTCTTTATCTCGTTTCAGCACTTTACGATTAGTAGTAATCTTATATCCGGCTACCTCAACACAAATGCACCAGCGCATGTTTCTCAAGCCTGTGCGATACAGCATTATATAGTCTTTACCGTTATCCGAATAAACATTCCATTTGAGGATTGGAGCTGCCAATTTAATAAGTGTTTTAAATTTCTTCATACCATCACCGCCATTTTTTAATATCAAATTCATGTCTTTCCAATACTTTCATGTACAGCTATCAGAACTGCTTTGCCAATTGAATCTGGTATATCGTCTGATTTATCACTTTTAGAATTAAAAATATCTAATGTGGCATCAACTACTACCTTAGATATTTTTTTCACTTTACTTGCGAATGTATTCATTCAGGCACCTTCCTTCTGGTATTCATAAATTAAATGATTTGAGTTGAAGTTGGAATAATTTATCAGGATCAATCACCTGTTTTATATCTCTATGCTTCTGCTTAGCTTTCTCTCCATTTAAATCAATAGGCTCATTATAAAAGTCTAAAGGCGCAAATTTGATTTTTTTATTGCCTAACGCATATCCGATTGCAACCGGCATTATATTGTTGATAGCCGATTCTACCGCACGCAGTGTATATATACCGTGTATCCAAGCTTCTCTGCTTAGTTTAGAATTATATGCTTTCAAATAAGATTCAAATAAATCTTCATCGTCGTGCCAGAAATCATCAAGTGGCATACTGCATTCGATCGCAATAGGCACTAATTCTTTCTGGCAGTATTCTTCGTATCTTGTATATCCTAAGACATCGGAAGGATGTCCGGCTTCTCCTGATTCGTCTTTTTCGCCACTTCGTCCAGATTGTCCTGAAGTGACTGGATCAGTGTAAAAACCTTATCTACAATACCTACCATTATTTCATCATATTTATCCATTCCTAGCGTTTCAACCATATCATCCAGAATGTTTTCAGCCAGCTCATCGGTCATCGTATCCTTATACTTTTTGTTTTCTTTTAAAAGAATAATGGCAATCTTATCAGCATTAATTGAATTTTGTTGCAGTTTAAGGAAACTCTTCATTTTTGGAATCATTTCTATTGATAATTTATTAATCTCATAAGCAATCTCTTCTGCTTTATCTGTCTCATCTTTTTCCTTTGCGTCTTTCAGCTGTTTCTCTAAATCAGATACTTTGTCCATCACTTCAAAAATTTCTGGATTCTGTAATTCTTCAAAGATATCAAACTGCATATCGCTGATTTTACTTCTTGCAGAACGTGTAATCGTAAAATCAAAATCCGTTCCGTTGTACTTATGTGTATATAATTTCATTTTCATAATCCTCCTTTTAAAATTTTATAAGCGCCCTTTAAAGAGCGCTTTTTCGTATTATGCTATGCATCACCAGAAGATGCTACTTCATCAACAATAACTAAAATAGTGGTCTCCCAAGAAGCGCATTCCGCTTTATCCGATTTTAAAACAACAACGGTAGACCCTTTTGCAACAGCGGTAATAGTCAACTTACCTGATGTTTGTGCAGCGGTCACAATAGACGGTGCTTCACTGGTTGCCGTATATGTAGCATCAACCGGATCCATTGCGATATCGAGTTCATATGTTTTTGCGGATGCATCCAACGTGATAACCGATGGAACCGGTGTATCAAACAGAGCTGTTTTCTGTAGCAACGGTTTAACGTTATCAACATTGCCCAAGAAAGCACTAGGTGTGATCGTTACTGTAGCCTTAGTTGCTTCTCCTGCTGTACGTTCCCCGACTTTGTATGTCACAGTACCAGTGAAACGTTCTCCTGCCAAATCTCCATCACAGGCAATGAATTCCTGTGGCTTCCCTTCAATCTTCTCAAATCTACGCTTGTTATCTCTGTGGTTGTATACTTCCAGTTCTACCTTTTCCAGTGTCGTTTTTCCTTCAATCTGATTCTTAGTATCAGACGTTGTAACATCGATCTCAATCGACTCCTTGTCTCCCTTCACGCTGGGAATCTTAGAAGCAGGACACAAAATAGAAAATTTGCCGCTTGCATTTTTAATCAACAGCATTGATCCAATGCCGGATTGTGCCTTTTTCTCATCAAATTTTTCAAATAACATTTATTTAATTCTCCTTTCAATAAAATCAAAAAAAGTGACCTCTATAATCACTTGCTTGTGTTACATATCGCATTGTTATGCGGTATACAGTATCGTCAATATTAGGTGTAGGACTACAGAAAACCCTTTTTGCCCTAAAATGATATTCCATAAAATCAGAAATCAATGATTGTAGATATCGTGCGATATCCATAGAATCTTCTATACTACCGTCAATTTCTTGTGTCTTTGTATAGATATTTATTTCATATGTGATATCAGAATATGATTCCATATACGAACCATTGAACCCTCTGGCAGCATTAGCTATTTCTTCTATGACGATTTTCGGGAAGATATTAGAATTAGGCTTTCTTAAGACTGTCGTTCGTATTTTGCTATTTGCCTTGATATACTCATTGAGAGAATTATAAAGACCGTCATACATTTCTATATTCATTTCTTTATGATCCCTCCCATTATGGCTTTGAATGATTCAGAGAAAATCTTTTTTGCTCCACCATTCAAAAAGTCATTTAGTGTATTAAACATGTAACGGTGAGCCTCCATACCTTTAGTACAGTGAAAATTCCCATTATCGTCCATGTAATACCATCCATCGTTTCCGTGGTTATTGACATCATATTGATATCCCTTTGAATTAGGATGTGTTCCAGAACCGACAATTCCTGTACCATATTCAACCAAAGCAGCATAATAGCAATCATTCAAGAATTTTCCTAATTCGTACTCTTTCCTAAAATGTGACATTAGCTCCCCAGTTGGTACATAGCTTCCATTACCGATACTTGCTGCCAAATGATATCTTGCACGTTCATCTAAATAGTCTAATGAACGCTTAATAAAATCATTTCTCAACGCAGGAATAGCAGCCATAATTTCATTATTCATATCAATGATATTCTGAATACCTTGTATAGTGAACTTCTCCCTTCGCCTATATATCGGCATGCGGTTTCACTTCTTTATCCTGCTTTCCATTACGCAAATGTGGCTTTCTTTTGAAAGTAGCTTCATATTCATCAGCTGTTGAAGTCTTCCACTCTTTCGTGCCAAGATAGTCAGCTGCAATTTCATCATTAACACAGATTACTACACCTTCATTTTTCATATTTCTCAAAAACACCATATATAAATCACCCCTCTCTTTACGGTAACTTCTCAAAATATACAGTCATCATATTCAATGATGTATTTCTGGCAGATTCTACACGATAGTTAGCATTGGATCCATTCTGCTTCTCTCCATCCGGTGTAATGCCATCAAGATATGCTACATCGTTTTCTTTGATGCTGCCAGCCCACTTCTTACGCATGACAACCGATTTATACATATTTCTCACACGATCACCATATTCTTCTTTTTCAGATTTCCCATCTACACTGGCCAGATTTTCACAAAATAAAAACGGTTTATCAAATGGTCGATTTCCATGTGAATCTACAAGCTCATCATCCATAATTTGTGATGCAATATATAACCGCTGCTTGTTTCTGCTCAACATCCTCATACGCTGCACATCGGAGTTATCTGATTCAACAATGCCGGTGAAATATCTGAGCTTGTGTAAGTTCTGGATACACCACTTTCAGAATGAACGATTTCTCCCTCCGCCCCTTCTTTAACAAAGATTTCTATAGCGATACGTATTTGCAGCATGTGATATCTTGGCATGACATCAGCCGGTCTCTCTTGATCGTCAAATGGATACTGGTTTTCAAAGATGATTTCTCTAGCCATGAGCATTAAATCATCAAGATACTGACTCAATTCAGCGTTAAAAGGAACAAAAGGAGTGTCGATGCTCAATGGCATGACATCTCCTTGATTCACAAGTAGCTCAGCAGGAAGACCATCTTTTATCCGGCGGAAGAGTAATTGCTTTCGCTCATCATAGGTCATCATGAATCATCCTAGTCTACTGGTACTCTTTCACCAGTTGCGTAGAATTTTCCGTTTACTTTGACCGTGTGATCGTATGTTACATAATCTGCTTTAGAAGTAGGCGCTGTGATAGTTGATTCTGGCATATCTTCTACATGTTCTGCGATAACCTGTTCCGGTTTATCTTCTGGTAGGTCAGTCCCGTCATCCTGAGCGACATCAGGATTTGCATTGTTAGCAGAATCACTCTCGCTTTCTTCAGCGCCAGTAATTTGCTGAGCTAACGCATCAGCTTTACGTTTTTCTTCTTCTGCGGCTTTCTTTGCAGCGATTTCAGCATTAGTTGGTCTTCCCATATTCATTTACCTCCTACGCACTATGCTTCAGCAAATATACTGAATCCATACATTCAAATGACGGCAATACGATTTCATCTACCACTGTCTTTGTATTTTCAGGATCATGTTCCTGAGTTACCATAATGTTTACTCCAGTATTAACCTGAGATACATTAGCATCTTTTGATCCCAACGCCTTTCGCTCAATCGGGGATGTTCCATACCACAGATTACCTAATGCGCCTTCTGGTAAGAATGTGGCCATCGTATCAGGGTAATATGCCTTGTCTTTGCCATCATAGTCTTTAAAGAGCTTTTCATAAACAATAATTTCAATATTGAGTTCGTTTTTAAAGACTTCTTTGACTCTGGCTTTGTTCATATAAATGTTTGCTGTTGAGTTCTGAGCAAGGATATATGAAGCAATTTTCTTACTTTTAACAAGATTACTCATCGTCTTAGGACTAATGACCATTGCCTTAAGAATAACACCTTTTGCCAATGCTTTATCAATTACCATCTGAGCATCTGCAATAGGATCACAATTTTCATGGTCACTCCACATATCTGTGCCTGTCAATTCCACAAAGTGCTCTGCCTTGTACTCTCCAGATTCATCATAATCATACTGATAGCTCGCACCATCAGCTGTGATATCAATACCAGGTTTACCATTTTCTGCTGCCAGAAGCATCCAAATCATACGTTCAGCTACGACATCTGCGCTAATAATTAAATCATCTGCTTTAGTATAGATGTGGTCAAGTACCTGCTGAGCATACGGATCGCCAGCCTCAGTAACACGTAAGATTTCCTGTTCATCTTCTTCATCAACCATTACATGCTCCTTAAAATAAGGCATCTGTGTGCTAACATCCTGCATTTTCAATTTCCCTCTGCCTTTTGATTTCGTATCAAATGCGCTTGGGTTCAGTGGTACAGGCAACCCCTTATATCCCTTGATCCATTTTAAATCCAATCCCATCTTTTTCTTTCTCGGAAATAATGTCAGTCCAAGATATGGTCTGTCATTACTATGCGCATGCGTAAAATAAGCTGCTAACGCTTTGGCGCTATATACATCAATCAATCTCATTTTTTTCAATCTCCTTTCCTATAAAAGTTGAATCATCGGCAATGCCGCCAGTGTAGCTTCATCGTAAGTCTCACCAGTATTTTTCTCTGCTTTTGTTTTATCGACAAAACCATGAACTATCAATGAAGTATTTGGGTTATCATCATACACATCATGCATCAGTATACCGATAGCGTTTGATTTTCCTTCAGTTACCGTGGCCTTGATACCATTCTTTGCCATTGGTGTTCCTGCCTTAACTACTTTTACTTCACCATACGCTATTTCTGTTACTTTGCTAAAATCAACATGATATGGAATAGCAACAAAATGCTCATTACTTACTACGTTGATTCCACTACCAAACTCTCTATAAGTCACCTTCATTATTTCATTCTCCTTTCAAATATGCTGTGAATCCACCCTGCGTATTAGCAGTTTCAGCCAGTTGTTCTGCCAACTGAACATCTTTTGGTTTCGTTTCTCCGCTGCTACCATCTCCACCACCTGGACGTGGTGTATTTTTCAGCTGATCGTTCTTTACCTGCGCTTCAGCGGCCGCCATTTTTGTTTTAAAGGTCGTTGCCATAGCTGTTGCTACAGATACAGATGCATCTTTATCACTTGTAACAATACCGTCGATAAAATCCTTATAATCATCTTCCTGCATGCCGGCAGTGATCAGGACTTTTTCAACTTCCAGTTTATTTGCCATCTTCTGATATTTTTCTTTTTCAGCATTAGCTTCGTCAATGGCCTGCTGCTGTTTTTCAGCCTCAGATAATTGTGTTCCTTCGTATTCTTTCACCTTAGCTTCAGCAGTCTTTTTCTCCGCTGCAACGGTATTGTATACATCTTTTGGCACTACATTTTTAGGTGCCTCTTTATTGATTTCCTTGATTGCTTCAGCGAGATTCAGTTTGCCGTCTTCTCCTGTGTGCTTTTCGATAATCTTTTTAATCCATTCCATAAATATCATTCTCCTTAGCATTTATATAGCGTTGCTACGCTGTAGGATTCATCCACATATGCCTGTGGATCAGGCAATAAAAAATGAACAGTTTATTTTCGTAATGACTTATTCAGGTCATTATCCGGTTACCGGAAGTTTAGGCAATACATCATTTTCATTTTTGATATTGCCTTCTTGTACATTCGTCTTCAAATCTCTTAGCCACTTGGCATTTAAGTATGGCTGTGAATCAACATACGCCTGCTCTGGGTCGTTAAACAGTCCACAAATAGTAAATGCAATACGTGGATGCACTCCTGCTTCCAACAGATTAAGTAACGCTTGTGCCTTAACTAGTATGCTGTCCGTTTTATTTCGTGTGAACTTGATATCAATATCCCAAAGTTTCAGCTGCCTTAATTGTGGCTCTACATTCAACGTATCCTGAATAATTCTCAGTACCATCTTCAAAAACAATTTTTCACTACGCTTGAATGAAAGTTCTATGGATTTCGCTCTAGCTTCGGCGTTAGACCATCCCTGACCGATAATAAGTGCTTGTCCGGTATTTCCACCGGCGGAAGCATTTCTATCTGGCACGCCTGCGATTTGCAGCATTTTTTGGTATAAGGAATCTACATATATTTGTGAATCCGTTTGGTTTAAATCAACCTCTACATATTCAACATCGCCTCTACTGCCTTGCGGAACCTTAATCTTTATCATGCCTTTTTCCCTGAATTCATCGAATTTTTCTGGGACGATATCACAATTTAAAAATTTTAAGAAACTTTGAATTTTTTGTTCAACACCATCACTTCTATTTGATTCCATATTGTTAATAGCATTCATAATAGAGTGCACCGGTTCAAAAGCGCCAAGCCTGACAGTACCTAATGGATATTCAGCAATAGGTAAACGGTTTAAGACATGATTTACAATTCGATACTTCCGAAACGTGGAATTGAATTCCTCACAGGCGAAGAACACATCCTTGGTATATCCGAACATTTCATAATACTCAAATCCCTTGTTCATCTTTTTATTAAATGTCACACAAAGCCAAGGCTTCTTACCAAAGCCAGTATCCTTCACAACGAATGTAACTCTAGGGTCTAATATCTCAGTTTCAAATACTGCATCGTCATCAACTGCCGGCATTGTCATCCGGTATCCGACACCGCAGGCAAGCATCCATTCACCTAACTCCCGGTCTTTTGAAGCTTTATCATCATCAGCCATAAGCTCATTAAGCATAGATACATTGTTTACATCGGAGTATCCTTCTTTTGCGCCGTGTATTCCTCGCTGCACATACTGGATAGGATCACCAAAAACATATCCCATGTAGAAATTCATGATTTCATACGCATGATTGATTACTAGCTTATTGCATATTTCGGGTCGTACTCTCTTTACTCTTTCAAGAATAGGTTGCTTTCCCTTATAGTAATTCCAAAGATAATGTATCTGCGCTGCATTGGTAGAATGGATAGCCATTGCCCTTGCCAATATTTTAGGAAGTGTTTCTTCCGTTATTTCTTGCCGTGGTATGAATATTTCCTGTCTGCCAAACAATTCTATTTCTATCATCTATCCACCTCCCTTCTGGTAATAAAAAAGCACATATAGTGCTGCTTACCCTTTGATTAAATACTTGTTTCTATAGATGCGCCAGTCTTCACATGCCGGATTGCTGCATACTCTACCTTTGCACTCTGTTTTCTTACTGCATGGTGCAGGCGGCGCTGCTCTAATCTCTCTGCTTTTCTTTTCCATACCCTTTTCCTTTCTAAAACGGCCTATCCCCGATTTCATAACTTGTTCCACCTTCATATATCAATTCTGCCAGCATAGCGAGGCTATCCGGAGAATCATCATGTGGTGATTTTCCTGTCTGAAGAAACGTTGTCAATTCTTTCATTGCCTTGTCGTATTCCTTACTTCTATTGGCTTTATCCACAAAGATGAAGCGTTTTATATCCGGTGCCCATCTGATTATCCTTGATAACTTTGACTTATTGCTCGGAGACACTTCGGATGTGATATTCATATGAACGCCAATCTTCCTCAATTCTTCATCCACTTTATCTGAATACTCATGGCCACCATTGTTTGCTTCAAATTTTGATAGATGTGGTTTATGTAGCGACATTTTGCCAATTACTCTTGGTCTTGTCACTGTCTTATCACCTTTATCGAATATCCAATCAGGGATGTATACATCTTCACCAAACTGATAACCAAATGGTTGTGAATAGCTATCTCCACCGCCCCACGCAACGTCAGATGCAGAATATATACAATCTGGTTTAATCTGCGGAAGTATCCCATTAAAATACCGGAGTTCTTTTTCCGGAAACAGTAGTCCTTCACGCTCAATAGGCTGATTCATATAAAGCGCCAAGAATGATACTTCATCCATATCTTTTTCAATGTTTTTGAAATACTCAGTATCAAAGCCTACGCCAAAATCATAATTGAAGTTGGATTCACCATTTTCATCCAGAGCTGGAATGCAAATAAATCTTGCTCTAGGATTATCTTCGTTATCCCTTTCAAGTCTTCCAATAGGATCATGTACAGACCATCGTGTTGCTATGTGGAGTTCTTTACACTTCATTTTCTTACGTGACTTCAAATCATTAAAGTACTTCATCCACAGCCTGTCCATACGATCAATAGACAAAGCTTCCTCGATACCGGATACAAGGTCATCGACATAAAGTATTCCTTCACATCGTGTTGCTCCAGTCAAGGATCCATCTATAGCTCTACAAGTTAACGAAGGAAATCTCTTAACCTTATCCAAATCAAGCGTTTCATACTTTGCACTTTTATTGACTAATTGAACATCGGGAAACACATCGTGCCAAAGATACTCGGGGTCAGTGATTATAGACATAACACCATCATAAAAACCTCTGGTTAATCCGTCAGCATGACCAGATGCAAGATTACATTTTTCTGGACTCCTTCCCATTAGCCATGATAAAAAGAAAATACCGGCAGTTGATTTACCGGTACCTGGAGGCATTGAAATCGTTAATATGTCTATCACATCATCGGCTAAGTCCTGAAGGTGCCGAATAAGCTTATCCTTTAGAATTTTTCGCCGTGGCAAATAGAATCGTTTATCTGGGTCCCGATCAAATTCTACATAAAGTAAATACGCATCAAAATCTATCGGTGCATCAAATAAAAGAGCACGCTTATACAGTTGTATGAAACGTTCTCTCTCTGATATTGGTAAAAATGCATTTTTTGATTGCTTTACAGACACATCACGAACTACCTTATTAAGCCGGTGTGCATGCACCATGTCTTCAGGCTCATATATTCGTAGAAGTTCAAATAAATCATCCAGATTTTGGTATCTTTTGCAGTCACGTTGTTCAAGAAGGATGTTAATTAATTCAATCGTCTTCATTTAACCTCCATATAATACATGACTTTCATCACCATCATCTCACTTTCATTTTAAACCTCTCGCTTTATCTGCATCAAATGGATTTTTTCTTGTATATTTCTCTTTATTCGTATTGATATATAATAATATATAATATTCATTTTCTTTTAGGCTATCATTTAACCTTATGTATTCACATATATCATATAATTCATTTTCATAATTCATTAGAGCAATGTATGAATCACCTTTAGTTTCCATATAGAGTATCATTCCTGATATTATCAGAGGAGCCATTATGCTTTCCATTACCCTTATTATGACCTCATATTTCACAATAACCATGGCAATTTCTAATGCTACTAAAACAAAAAGGAAAATCGCTATATAGAAACGTTCTTTTCTATAGTTGGTAAAATATTCAATTTGATTAACTAAATAAATTATCTTTTTTCTATCTAATGTAATATCCCTTTCTTCTGATACGTGATACTTCGGCTGTTGATTTGCCGTTAAACAATTTAGAAATTCTTTAATCATTTTCATCCACCCTTTCTATAATAATATAGCATGAAAAGGGATATAAAAAAATAGTTAATGATTTGCCACACCGACAAGGCGATAGGTACTGTGCAGCTTTTTTGTATTTTGCAGTACATAAACATAAAGGATAAAAACAGAAAGGGAGGTATATTTACGCAAGTTGGAGGAGAAAAACCATGTACTGCCACATCACTCTATTATTTGAGTGAAACCGTGTATACGAATGAGCGTGGTATCGTTCTACGTATTTAAGCAAGCCTATCTGATGCTTGGCTACTTTAATCTTAACTACAACCGCTCAGAAGTGTTAAATGGTTTCCGATTCTGGGGTCGAACCAGAACTCATGGATTCAAAGTCCATTGCCTTTCCATTTGGCTAATCGGAAATATTGGCATACCTCCTCAGAATCGAACTGAGAGCAACGGTTTTGGAGACCGTTATGTTTCCTTTACACCATAGGTATATAAAGGGAGGTTCTCTCCCTTTTTCCGTGTATGTGCAGATTTTAAGCCGGTGACTGTCTGCTATCGTCTTTGGCATCCGGTTTCAGTAAGCGATTCCCCTTATGCCGAGGTTATGGAATCTATCAAATTGAGCAAATAGAAAAGCACATGTACAACCGGTTCCCATATATCGGGCGGCTTCTATGTGCTTTATAATTGGCTTTTCCTCCTGCCGTAGAGGGGATAGCGTTCAGCATACACTCCAGAGCAACGGTCTTCAGCCTGCCGCCACGGCCGCAGTAAGTCCCGTAAGATTCCTTACCGCTGTTCAGACAACGCAATGCGTTCTCGATCCTGTTTCCATGTTCGTGGATCAGATAAATTGTACCAGGCAGGGATTTGCACCTTGCATAATGCACCAGTCGAAATGCATCTCGCCATACTCTTCGTGTACTTTACCACGCAAGCTGTTGTTATACTATGCGTCTACCTATTCCGCCACTGATACAAATAATCCTATCAAGCTAATTTCCTTGAACCGCCAAGTCATCATCACTGATAGGCAGGCATCGTTATATATGCGATTCCAAATTCGTAACGATACCCCATTAAAGAGTTTGCAGCTTCCATTCCTGCTACTCTCATGCCTTGGTTACTATCCGGCGCAATGGAAGATTGTTGCCGAAAGCATGACCTCCAAAAGATTTTCAGATACCAAGTATAAGCCATAAAAAAAGACTGAGTGGTACGCTTCCTTGATAGGCGTTCAGTCTACCATCGGCGCTACGGCCGCTATGTTGGCACTAATGCAGTTCCCGCAAGTTGAAAGGTCTTCTGTGTACCTTACCGCCTCTTGTACACCAACACTTAACGCTTCGTCACCCACCGCATCACCGGAGAGCCAGTGTTCCCGCTTTATTTCTACATAAATTGTGATTGAATAGTATTTATTACTTTCTAAACCATTCATTCTCCTTAATCAAATTATTATTAGGATATTTGCTTAGATCTTTAACATTTTCAATACTTACAGAAATTATAGTATTTTTTGCAACAGGGAATACAATTTCTTCTTCCTCCTCGTACCGGCATAAAATTCTTATATCGTAATCTAGAGATGGCATAAACTTATATCTATAAGTAATAATATGATGTAAAAATCCAAATACATCAAACGCATATTCATTTTTTGTGTTAGCTAATATATGTAGACAATTACCATAGTATGAAAGTGGTTTTGCTGTAACACCATTAATTGTTTTAGACCATGAAAAATAATTTTTTCTACGGTCAATATATCCGTTCTTCATTTTTTTTGCGATTTGTAACCTATGCATATCACCTCTATATATCACTTTTTCTAAAAAATCAATTTCTTCTTTTGTTTTTGTCTCTTTAATCTGGATTTCTTCAATTTTAGAGAATAATGGCTTCCATATTTTTTTATCCATACTGTTATGGTAACTTTTATAAGCGTGACTATTCCCTGAAGAATGACCAGCAAGCCAATTAAAAAGGTTTACATATATTTCACATAATTCATTTTGTTCAAATATCATAGAAATCCTCTCCTATCAGTATGCATAATCGTGTATGCAATTTACCACCTTTTTTCTGCTGTTTTAAGTATACACCAAGTAGGTCTCAAATGGGAGATTTTAAGTGGGTAAAATGGGGAGAAAAGTATGCGCCTTTTTACAAAAAATTTGGTGGTGGGACTGAGAAGGGGGTATATGCGTTCTGCCCTATAGGGAGGGGGTGGGGTCATGCCATTGGATCAACTGAATTGAACCATGAAGCAAGCTACCACAGAACCGGATGCAGCATGTTAACACGTAGTCTTTATAAGCTAACAAACCAAGGCATATAAGCTAACAAAAACAGCTATAAATCCTTTATTTATCGTGTTTCGTGTTAAGGATGTATTAACATTTGGCTCTTTATAGCCATTTATCAGCCATCTTCCGGCAGATTGTCAGCTTGCTCAGCTATACGGCTTGCTATCTCGTTTTTATCTGCTGTGCTGCCAAGCACGTTGTTGTGAGTTACTACGGTGTCCACTTGGTCTTTCATGTCCTGCCGGTTCTTGGATATGAACATGTATAAAACCTTGTCCATACGCCCCGCAATTGCTAGCTGTGTGTTGAACTCGTGAATACAAAGTTTTGCATTTTGTAATAGCTCCGCACGAACTGTTCCCGATTTTCCGTTGCACCAATCATAAAAACAAGTCTGACCAATACCTAAACATAGCCATAAACCTTCCATTGTTGGTATATAACCATCACGAATACATGTTTTAAAATACTCTACTATACGCAACTGACATTCATAATCTGTAGTAGCTTTAGATACTCCTAGACTACGTACTGAATTAGTTAATGTCTGTTGTACAAACAGCTTGAAGTCATCATCGTGCGGTGATTCTGCTAACATGTCGTTAAGAGTCTTCTTGCCTTGGTCTTCTTCTACAGCTTCCCATCTTGGCACTGGCTCCACGTTGCCTTTGCCCTTTAAGAAGCCTCTGGCTTTTTCCAGATCCACCGATCCGTCATCTGTTCTGCAAGAGTTACGTTTATCAACCCAATGGTATCTGGTCATCCAGCTCTTTACAGTGCCCTCAGTAGTGTTTAAGTCTTTGGCAATGTCCTTCAGTGCCCGACCTTTGCAATACTGGTAAAATCCTTTGTAATGTGGCTTCATGTTCTCACCTCACTTTTTTTTCTTTTGTGTTATTTTCTTTTTTTAAATCTTTTAATCTTTTAAAGATCTTTTAAAGCTTTTAAATCTTTAAAAAAACTACTAGCCTAGGTAGTAGCTATATACTCTATACATCACTGTTTTAAAGCTATCTAAGAGCTGTTCAACCAGAGAGTAACAAAAAAAGCAGTACTCACAAGAGCACCGCCTTTTATAACTTAGCCAAAGAATAACACAATTTTGAAGATTTGTCAACTTGATGGGTCAAGTGGAAAACTCAGTGAAATCTGGTGGAAAAGTCAAAAAAAGCCGACCAGATCAAGCCGACTATTTGTAAGATTTTAAGACCCATTGCAGCATACCAACAGCGATAGCCACAGGTGCCAGAATGCACCATCCAATTAGCTTTAGAATTAACTTCACTTTATTGCCCCCTTCATTTTTGAAATCTATATTGTTTTTCACGCTCATTCCTCCCTATGCCCTGTTACAGGGTCGTATGCGTGCACATTGCCATCAATAGACATATAAACCCATGCAGTACTATTACGCTCCTCGTAGGTCACAATAGCGTTGTTAATAATGCGCTCACGCTGTACATATAATCCAGCTGCAAAGCTGAGAACCGCCACAACGACGATTCCGGCAGCCAATAACATTTTATCTTTCATTTCCTCTGTTCCTCCGTCCCTGCCTCCCACAATAGGCGGCATACTCTGTAAAACACATAGATAAATATGATATTTTGTAAAGGCATGTTACACCTCCGCAAACGCTGCAATAGCAAGCGCCAGAACCTTTCCGGTATCATAATTTTTAACAGCATTGCCAATACTCTCCGCGTTGTAGCCAACATCCTTAAGTCCTGCCAGATCCCCACAAACACCATGATTTATAATCGCAAAATATCCGCCGTTTACATGCTCACCAAATACGATTAGATAATTAAATCCGTTGTAATCAATGGATATCTCTTGCGCTGATGCATCGCAAACGGCTACCACATTAGATTTATTCATTTTTTACTAACCTCCTCCCAAAATGGGTCATATGCAAATGCGATGTCATACCACAAACAACGAGGTGGTATATTTGATTCAAAAATACTTACAAACATATGTTTATGTAACTCTGGATGTTCTGTATAGTATTCGTCAATGATTCGTGTGCTTTCCTTTGTTATCTTTACATACAAGTCACTGCTGTGATGGTCGGTTTCTTCTGGTTTCATGACCTCGACAAGTCGTTGATACAGTGTTTTCATGGTGTTACCTCCCAAATAAATTCCACTATGAGTTTTTGTAATTCTTTTTTCTTCTCCTCAAAAATGTGAATATAGCTCATTTTTTTTGCTTTCTCTTCATACTTTTTGCAGATTTCGTAATCCGGCCGAATATTCCCAAATGGAGCATATCCTGTTACAATAGCGGTATTACCAAAGTCATAAATATCAGCCGCCCACCCTTCACGGCGTACAGTATATGCAACGGGATTTTCATAATTTAAAAGATTTTGCAATTCGCAATAACTTACACAAATAACATATTTAAAGCTGTTATTTACATTTTTCTTAGTAGTTTTTAATTTCATTTTCATTTTCCTCCTGTCTTTCCTTCTCGTTTTGTCTTTCTGCCAGCACATGGCTGTGTTCTGCTGCTCTCTCCACAGGCACCAAAGTAAACGCAATTACGACATGGATATTTTACCGATTTCATCGTTTTACCATATTCTTTAATTGTCATTCTTCTTTCCTCCTTGCCAATAGTGGCAATATGGTTTAAAATAGAACCAGAAGGCGGCTGTCGTGGGTTAGCCTTCTTTTTTTATTGTCTGGATCAATCTAGCTATAGCATTGATCAGCAGCCGCAGCTCTTTGATAAGCTGTGTCATGGCGTCACCTCCTTGTATAATGTCCGCACGTCCCGGGATTTTGTAACGGCTTTATACTAAGGATTTCCTGCCACCTTCTGGATGATGCAAGACAGGTTAATGATTCGTGGTCATTGATTTGGTATCTCCTGCCTTGCACCTACATTATGCTATCCAGTCAACAACTTTTCACGGAATTTCGAATTTTTGGAAGGACGAAAAACGCCTTAAATAAAGGGTTTTCGTAAAATATGTGTGTACCCCCTATGCGCTAGGGAAAAGGGGGTGTAATAGGTAAAAACTGTTCCGGCCTGCCACGCAACAGCGAAAATTTCCTGAAAAATTTGTACAAGAAAGCAGACCAGTCACCTAGCCTACTTTCTCTATTGAGATTATGGTTTTCTATTCTACATTCAGCATATGCCGGATTGCTGTATTGATACGATCATGATATGCCTGAGTGCTTATTCCAGCCTTCTCTGCAAGCTTGTACACGCTGATACCACGGCGGTATACGTTCAGCAGGGTTTCTTTCTGGTCTTTGGGCAGCCGGTTAAGACGGTAATTTATCTTGTGTGTCTTGTCCAGACCTTTAAACTTCTGCATCCAGCGTTTAGCCTCAACATCATGAGTTGCGACTTCGATACTCAATTGTTGCAAATATGAGCCTTCTGGGAAGCTCACTGAACATCCATTGCCATAGCTATCATAAGACATACCAGACACTTTGCATTCCTGTTCAAGCAGCATTTGAAGTTCAAGAGCACTATGTAATTCTTTCTGTTGCTGATCCTGTGCAAAGTAATAGCACTCTAAGATTTTTTTCATGTAGCCAATTTCTTCTGTTGTTATCTCTACCATTTGTTTTCCTCCTATGCTATAATTAGCAATAGGTTATACATTGTTTCTTGACTGCTTTTGCGAGGGGCAGTCCTTTTTTATTACTCCTATGATGGTGCTTTTAATGCCTTGCCGCACTCAGAGCAGAATTTTGGAAATGGTTTATTGAGCATTCCATGATAATTTACTTCACTAATTCCAGTTCCACACGCTGGGCACACATACATTTTAAGCATGATAGTCTTAAATTCATGCGGTTTATCGCCGTAATTTACAAACATATTTACTGGCTTTTCTTCAACCTTACAATCATCCGCAATCCTGTAATTAACATCAGTTATCGCCTTATAAATCGCCTTTTGTTTGCTCAGAGGAAGGCTAAAACTTCGCTTTATCTCAAGCAATTTATGAATCACTGCCTTGCGTGACATTGTATTTATGCTCACACTCTCACCACCTTATACTCATCCGGAGCAATAGATATTTGCTGCCTCTTTATCTCAATCACATGCCGGTAATTATCATTCGGCCTATACTTTCCTGTTATTGTATCAACAACTTCATACACCCTTCCTTTAATTGGCCGCATGCTCTCCGGTATATCATTTAAATCCTTCGTTATTCTAATTAGCATCCTACCTTCTTTTCCCTCTCTTTCGCAGCTTGTCCATCCCTTTTAATTAAGGTATCAAGTTGCCTTTGCATATCCATCATAACAGCATTATTTATTTCTTTCTGCTGCTGCATACCTGCCAGAAGAGCGTAATATATAGCCTGCTCCACATAATCCATAAGTTGATCTTTACAGACCGTGCCAACCTTAAATGATAGCAGATTATCCAGTTTCTTTTCAATTCCATAAACTGCTGAAATATAAGGCTCAGCACTTTTCGGCACTTTAAGATTTAATTCTCTGGCTGCTCCTTTTTCGATTGCAACGTCGGACAAATTATCACTCCAATCTTTTAAATCCTAAGCCCTCAATAGCCTTACGATATTCATTTAATCGGCGTTCCATTGCCAGCACACGTTCTTCAACATAATTTAGCATAGAATCCACTTCCTCTGACTGAGTAATTTCACTGATTGCTTCTAACGTTTCACAGATTGTCATATCTTGCTGATTCGCATATTCATATTGCCCTAGCTTATCAATGATAGCATCAATAGCTGGACACTCATTATCATTACAGTGTGCGTAATTATAAGGACATGAACCACAAGCTTCAACAGAATAGCTAACAACATCAAGCTGACATGTTAATCTCTGCATCGTTGGCCACTGCCCATTTCTTCTCTTGACTCATATGCCTCCGGTAATGGCATCCAAGCTTTTACATAGTCTTTCTTCGACCGGTATCCATTCGTTTACTTTTGGTTGTTCTTCAATAATTTTAAGTAAATCAAAAATTGCTTCATTGTAACTATTTATCAATTCATCTTCACGATTTCTTCCGTCTGGGCTTGTTTGTATAGCAATCATTCCTTGTATTTCTTCAACTAACTTTTTTTCATCAATCACTCTTCATCACTCCAATCTATTGCCTGACCGCATTTATTGCAAAAACGATGTTCATGGGCATAATCCCTATCCGTGGCTTTGCTCAATTGTATTCTGCACCCATTAGGGCAACAAGTTTTGATATATGGCTTTTCACCAATTTCCTCGTAATGCTTAACTAAGGGTTTCTTCGGTGTTGCTTTATCAACTAATTCTTGCAACGTGTTTATATCTTGTTTAGCATCGCAATTACAAACCTTTTCAAAATCACACTTTTTACAAAATGTCTGTTTAGGGCATGATACTTTAACAAGATTGTTTAATGCTTCTTGATATTTATTCATTGTTCTAGCCACCCCAGTTCTTTCATTTGTTGATGAATCGCTTTATGTTCTTTTTCATCAAAACTAAGAATTAATCCTTTACAATCACAATCTGCATCCAATTCACATTGTTTGTTTTTTAAATCAAAACAAATTTGAAAATTCACTTTTGTTTCTTGGAAGTATTTTGTGAAATATATACAATCATCGTATGAATCATCACACTCATACCCTAATTCTTTAAACATCTCTCTTGCTGTCTTGCTATTGTTTTCTCTATCGATTAATTCTTGCAAAATATCGACTTCACCGCAGTAAAAATCTGCAACTGTCCGTGGATGATAAAAGCCATCAGCTCTTTCGTCAATGACGATTTTTTTTATAGCAAGTAAAGCTTTTTGGTATTTATTCATTTTCTTTCTCCTCGCTGGCTTATACTCCCATGCAGCACGCCACCACTACATGGGTTTATCAAAAGGGAGATCATCGCTGGCGATATCCAATGTACTGCTGCTTGTAAAGTCATTGGAGTAGGACTGGGAGCTGCCGTTGTCACTCTGGTAGCCATGATTGCTTCCCTGGTCCGGTACATAGGCATTCGCATTGCTTGCGGCAGCGCTTTTACTTTCCAGAAATTGCACGCTGTCTGCGACAACTTCTGTTACATAAACGCGTTTACCACTCTGATCGTCATAGCTGCGTGTCTGGATTCTTCCTTCCACACCGACCAGTGAGCCTTTATGCGTATACTGTGATACGCTGTCCGCAGTCTTGTTCCAGACGACAGTGTTGATGAAATCAGCATCCGGCTGTCCCTCTTGCTTGAAACGGCGGGTGCAGGCCAATGTAAAGCTTGTAACGCTGGCTCCGTTTGCAGTCTTACGCAGCACTGGGTCTTTTGTGAGCCTTCCGACTAATACCACTCTGTTCATTCTTCTTCACTTTCCTTTTTCTCTATAGCTTGCTGAGATATATTCTGTATTCATAATGATATATCCTTCTTTGATTCCTGGTGCTTCCATATATATCTTCTTTATATATTCCTGCAGCAGCCTTCCAGTATAGCCTGTTTCTTCACTCCATTCTTCTAATTGTAGAGTGTCCCCGTCTCTAAATGGACGGTCATTTTTGCGGACTTCCCATTTTTTCATACCTTGCAGCTTATCTTCAAAATACTGAGGTAAGATTTTCAATTTATGTATCATGTGTTCACTCTCCATTTCTATTTTTTCAACTTCTGTTTCGTTGATAAACCACTCGAACCGATATCCTCTATTCGGAATCATCTGTTTATATGCTGCATAGCGTGCCTTGCTCACTGTTGAAGCTTCAACGATAGCAACAGCTATTGTGTCCGGTATATTGCTGTCTGTAAAATACATTGTCCATGTTACTTTATAGCGCATAATGTTGCTCCTCCTCATGCAATACTCTTATCGCTTTCTTTACTTCATCCAATGCCACATACTCTTTATCATTAACAGTGACAAGGACATTTTCCAAACCACACTTTTTGAGTATATCCTCAATTTTTACTATAGCGTGACCTGCTATTACTGACTGTTTCATCGCTAAATCTCCAGCGCTAGATTAACATCTGAGAGCATCAACTTTTTTGACTTATTGTAAAACTCTTTTTTTATCTCAAACCCATAACAACTGCGGTTTAATTCTGCGCACGCTCTTAACGTTGACCCGCTGCCTGCTACCGGATCAATCACCACATCACCGATATCAGTGTAAATCTGGATGAGTTGTTTTAATAAAGTGACAGGTTTTTGTGTTGGATGTATTTTAGGATAATTACCTCCTCTATCCCACTCAAACCAATCCAGTATCATCCTTCCATTGTTGTTAAACTTTGGCAGCTTATCACGGTAGAGCACAATCGCTGTCTCTGTCGCTCCGCACACACGCATGTTGGCCTTTAGCACCTGAGATGATGTTTTTTTTATGAAAAATAACGGTTGTGCGTGTTTAAATCCAAATCCCTTCGCGTACTCCCTTATCTCATTAAGCTGCTGCCAAGAACAGAAAATAATCATGCATGGAGCCTTCCCGGTTTCTTTGGGCTCTTTTTTCAATAATCGTACACAGAACTGGAAGAAATTATAAATTTTGAAATCATCATCTGTATCAAAGAAAGTCTTTCCTGCCTTGCTGCTCTCGCCGTTTTTGTTATCTCCATCAATGTACCAGTCTGAACGCGATCCGTATGCGTTTGTCCCAATGTTATATGGGATATCGGCTATAATAAGCTGCGCTCTTGGAATCTGGTATCGTTTGGCATTTTCAAAATGGTCGTTATATAATTCAATTTTCATTCATACCTCCTGTATTTTTTTAATCAAAACTTCGCTATCTCTACATACATTTTTTATATTCCTCCCAGGTACAACTTTTAAAAGCTGCTTTCATATTTACCCATCGACAAAAATCTTTGATTTCTTGCGTTTTTTTGTATGCTGGATTGTCAAAGTCAATATATCCCATAGCAAACGGATTGACCTTTAAATCACGTAATGTGTATATCCTCTCCAGGTCTTCCGGCACGATGTAAGGCTGTTTAAATCCAACTAGACAGTAGCAAGTGATTTTGTATGGCTTTATGTATTTGAGCAGGATATCAAGTCCATGCAGGACAATATCTTTATCCTCATGGTTGTCCCAAGCCACATACACCTGTTTGATTTTTACGGTTGATAATGCCTGCGCCATTTCGTCTGTCATAATCCTTAAATCAAGCCCTTGTGTAAATGAGATAGGCTGCTTATAAGATTTTAAAATATCTATATTAGTGCGCCATTGCGGGCAAGCGAAGAAATTGTTATCAAGTAGCATAATCCATTTACCTTTAGGGTTCAGCTCTAATGGCTCGACCGGGTGTATTACGCCTTCTTTCGCTGGCACTACACAAAAGGGGCACTTACGGATACATCCACGGCTCATAAACTGTATGGAATAATCACAATCTGGATACAGGCTGTAATCCGGTTTTGTAATTGATTCAATATCTGGAGGAAGTTTGCCTTTTACGTCAATCCCTGTACCACCACGTATAATCTTTGCATTGACTGGATAATAACGATACTGAGGACTAAAGGTAAATACTTTGCTCTCGTAAAATATATCTGTGTCATACATATCAAACATTGGGTCGTACCATGCCACATCATCACCTTGTGCTTTGTGATAGGAAGATATTTTCATGATAGCAAGATTCGGTATTTTACTATCTTCTGCCAGTAGTCTTACTTTCGTGGTTATCTCTCCTTCCTCATTTGTTATCTGCCGCAATCTCCAAAATATCAGTTGGATCATTTTCAGTCCCTGCTAAAACAAATCTGCACTTCAGTCCTTGCTTAGCCAAATAGTTCGTAATTTTCTTTTTCCCATATCGTGATATGTACTTGCGTTCAATCACAGTCCTACCTTTTGATTTCAATGTTGTTGCAACATAAGGTGGTAATACAACCTTCTCATATTTTCTTGGTTCTTCAGTTTCAACTTCAAAATCTACCCCCATCATTTCACCTGCAACCTTCCAGAACTCCTTCTGCTTGATCGTCCCTGTGTATATTTTCAAATAATTATTGATGCTTACCGGAGTAATACCTATCCGTTCTGCCAATTCACTTCGGAACGATTTATGCTCTTGCTCCCATTTTCTTAGCAATTCTGCTCTTTTAGCTATCCGCATATCCCTCACTCCCTTCTGATTCGTTATCAGCGCCTCATATGACTGTTTCTTGGCGTGTAACAGGCAAAGGTGAGTACCAATGAGGGCAACACCTTTCACCTCGCTATAACACCGCCACACGTTCAAATCACTTATCTTTGCTTAATGCAAATTCAATCAACGCCTCTTTTATCTCTTGTGGCGGAATCTTTTTTATTAGTTCGATATCAAAATCCCCTGATTTCATCATTTCATAAACTTTCCACATCTACATCACCTCAAATCTCTGAATCGCTTTATAGAACATGATTTTTAATTTTCCAAGCCTTCCACTACGGTTTTTAGCAACTATCAAATCATACTCTGGTGTCTGATCGTTGATATCGTTTGAAGGATTATGAAGAAAGAGTATTGCATGTCCAGACTGCTCTAGCTCACCGCTATCTTTCAGATTTGTTAAAGTAGGTGCCTCTGTTCCTTCCCTGTTAATCTGGGCGAGAAGAAATATCGTGCAGTTAAAATCCTTTGTCATAATCTGTAATTCTCTTGTAACTTCTCCTACACGCTCCCTATCATTTTGTCGTTTCCTCGTTGACACGTAACCAACATAATCTATAAAAACAATGCAGTGTCCATCCTTACATTCTCTTGAAATTATTTTTCTAATACCATCAATACTTTTAGAACCATTGTATACCTTGATTTTTTTGCTACGCACAATGTTTATAGCCTGAATGATTTTATTACTCAGCGTTTTGTTCTGCCTTGCCTTTATTAGCTCATTGATAGGTACACCACTGTTAACACTGACTAATCTCTGATACAACTCCTTTTCTGTCATTTCCATGTTCATGTATAAACACTTATAATTCCGGGATAGATCATCAATCAAATTCAATGCAAAAGCAGATTTACCTACGGATGTTCTGGCAGCAATGATATTCATTGTATTTTCGATGAAACCAATTTTTTCTTGTAGACTTGCGAATCTCGCAAACTTGATTTTTGCATTATCTGTTGTGACTAACTCATACATATCCACTGCGCTTAACATAGTTGCATTAGATTCCTGTGCAAAGGTAACACCAACTTTTGAAATTTCACTGACCATTTCATCATATGTAATTTCTTCTTTATCACACTTTGCCAAAATCTCATGTGCTTTACGCCTCTTGTATACTTCCTGCAACCCATCGACATAGGCATAAAAGTTTTTTGAGCTAAAGTATTGATCTTGAAGCGCAAACAAATAATCTGGAAGCTTATAGATATCTTCATTTCTTTTTGCAACTTCAATAAGATCGACAATACCTTTGCTTTTGTAAATATCTTTCATACTTTGGTAAATTCTACGATGTCTAATATCCGTGAATATCTCTGGATCTAGTTCAGACTCTTTCAGCATTTCATCATTTACCATGAGAATAGAGAGTACCTGTTGTTCTAGGAGATAACTTTTGTCAGAATCACAATAATTCATATTCCGGTTGAGCCTTCTTATTTGTCTGATTATTCTTTCCATTTTGGATAGTATAATCATCCTCCCAGCATCTTTGATTAAACCAGGTAGAACCATTCTTTACGAAACGCATTTCTGTATTCGTTGCTTTGATATATTCACAATATGCAATAAGACCTTTCTTCACTTTCTCAAACTTAGCAGGATTCTTCTTTTTCTTGCATTCTCTTTCATAAGACTTAAATGCATTAGTCTTACCTTTTTTGTTAGGATAAAGCTTCCATAATTCTTCAAATTCATCATGAATTTGCACATTATATGTATATATATCTATCTCTAACTCTATCTCTGGTGTAGATTTGTCCGGACATTTGTCCGTTTCTTCTTTTCCTGTCAAATCAAATTGAATTTCTTTTATATTTCTTTTATTATAAGTATTTGATTTATAAGTATTTAATTGTTGGTGGTTTTCAATGGTCTGAAAACATGTGCCTTGATTATGTGCCTCTTGATATACGATGTCTTGACACGCTACCTTTTCATCTTGTGGAAATTCATAGATATTGTACTCATATTCAATGATTCCACTATCTGTTTGATTAGGATATAACTTACGTATGACAACATAACCTGCTTCTCTTAATTCTTTCAAAGCATTTTCAACAGCTGTTCTGCCTTCTCTGGATATTGCCACCAGACCGTTGATTGAATAATCCCAATCATCAGGTAACCCTAACATCATGCTAAGCAAACCTTTTGCTTTTAACGATAAATCCTTATTTCGTAGATGATGGTTAGGCATGACAGTATAGTCTTTATTCAGATGCCTTTTATATGATGCCATACTTTATACCTCTTTTAGCAAATCCGGAATATACCACGGTTCTTCGTCTTCCCATTGACACCATGTAAAGGATTCTCTGGAAAAGAGCGGGAAATTGGCAAAATCACTAATTTTATAACAGTATCTACTTACCCAACCTAGTTCATTCTTTATTGGCTCTCTATCATATGCATACAAGTCTCCACCTTTATCTCTAGCAATCCAACCATTTCTGTATTCAGGCTTTAAAGCTTTTAGAAATTCTTTTTCAAATGGTGTTAGTTCTGGCTTTTGCTTTCTTTTCCAGATAGATGTTAGAACATCTCCATTTAATGTATACGTATCCAAATATGGTATAAACACTTCGATTATATCGTATTCAGTGCTATCAACATCTATCATTTCATCGTTATAATTTTTGAATTTTAAAAATCCAGAATTATCAATGAATATGCCATCTCCTATAGATACGTGATCTCTCAAAACAAGATACATACACCCATCCCTTGTTTTAGCCCACATACCCGTTTTCAAATCACTCAGCTTCATTTTCTTCATCCCCTTCTTTCACTGCCCCCTTACCCCCATGTTTTTTTGCTTTCAAACTTACTTTTCCAAGAAAATCAATGTATAGAAACTGATATAACTTCTCAAAACGCTCTGTGTACGTTGCAATGGTATCTCCCTGCTCGATTGGCATTCTCCGGAGGATTGCGTATAGGCAAGTCAAAATGTCGCTGTAATAGCTCTTATTACGCCACTGTAAAGTGTTCGTTTTTTCTGATACATAAGCTTCCTGCAAAATAAAGCTATCATTATCACCATTCAAAATGCGTAGTTTGTCATTAATTTGTAAAGTGATAACTTCATTGCTTTCATCATTCATGTAGTACCTCCTCAATCGTGATTTCTACCCTTGGGACATCACTATAATACTTATTTACTTCAAGATGCACGATCTGGCTATCATCGGCATAGGCAACCTTGTTCAGTGCATCACATATGGCTTTAGCAAGATTATCTGCATCAGGGCGCTTTGTGTGATTTATCAATCCAGTGTTCATCAACTCTCTTTTCTTTTTACTTGTTGATTTTGGGATAGAGAAGAAAGCATCAATTCTCATTGACACTTCCCCCTCTAAAGGATTATTCAATCCACGGCACGCTTCAGCATATGAGAGCTTCACTAAATTCTCATAATTCGTTGTCTTGGTCGGAGTATATGATCTTACAAAATTTCCCTGTCTGCTGAACTTAGGTCTTCCTTTTGCTACTGGTTCGCCGTAAACGGTGAAATACATTATCCGACAACCACCACTGTGCCAGCTGCGATTTCTTCAGTTAGAGCTTCACGCAGATAATCAGATGCGTTTCGCTGTGCTTCTAACTTCCATGCTTGACCATCATTTTCAAACAATGCAATTTTTCCTCCATCTTTTACCCTTAATAAATATAAGATTTCAGGTTGTTCTACTTCTCTAAATGTGCGATACGCTACAAGCTTGGCTATTGGGTTAACACTAAGAGTTTTGTTTGATTTGATTGCAGTTCCACTTGTCTGCGTAACCACCTGTGTGATTCCGTTGTCTACAAGTTCAACCTTTGCTTCATCTGTGATTTTTGACACTAGTTCAAGCAAATTTTTCTTATTAACTGTTTCTTCAAAGCATGTCTGAAGTTGGATAACAAATGATTCCATATCAAGATATCTATTAAATTCGATTTCCGGCAACATAGGTGTTGTTCTGCAAAGATGATTACGGTCTAAATAAACATCTAAACCACTATATACATTTACTTTATTACACCCAACATTGACCATAAGCGGTGCAATAAATTTTTGTTCTTTAAGGACCTCACGAATAAAGTCTACAGTTGATTTCAATGTGTTTAATCCCATGCACTCACACTGTTCTGGTTTTATTTTTCGCAGATCATGATTGATATACTTATCGTCATCTATCTGCAACACTTTTGGTTCTTCTGCGGATACTGCTAATTCCCTAATCTTTTCAATTGCTCCAGCTAATCCTTCTAACATATTATTTCTCCTCCTGCACTTTCTCTATTTCTTCTTGTCCAATTCGGCCAAGTCCAACAATCACCTCAACCGGCTCATTAATATTCCCACTAAAATCAAGTTGCCCCATCGCCTGACCATTCATTTCTCTAAGTACCATAGATGGTTCACCAGTAATAGGATTTGTCATAGTTCCTTTTGTCATATAAACTTTATTCTTTCTTAATGACACAGGAACATGTTTGATACTATCTTCAATGCCGATAATACCGTTTTCATCATCTGACATCGTTAATGTCAACGTAACTTTTCCTTTTCCCTTGGGATCACAATTTGGATCATTAAAGCCTTTCATCACTTCCATTATCACTTTATCTAATTTAGCGATGATTGCTCCATTATCAATATCTAAAATACTTTTAAATTCTGTTTTCATCTTTTATCTTCCTTCCCTTACTCCTGTGGCATTTCAAATACATTATTTGGATATAAGTTTATTCCATCCTCCATTGCTGGAATGATAAGTTCCTTTTTAATTTCATCCATTACTTCTTTAGCCCGCTCAGGTGATGCATATTCACCGAGTACTACTTTGGTGTCGTCTTCCCATGTTTCATCATATCCAAGTATCTCTGCATGGCACTGTTGAAACTTTTTGAATATTCCTAAAAACTCTTTATCCTGAGATTCTATCCACAAGTTCATACAATACCTCCATTCTTTTTACACACATAAGTGTTGATTCTAGTTGCTTCAAAAATAGTCTCCTTGAATTTATTTTCATTGGCATGTCTATCCGACAAGTGCATCAGAAAGATTGCCTTACATTGAGATAAATTCAGCTTTTTTAAATGGTCACGACAATGTGCTAATGACATATGGCTATCAAATAAGCGTTCATATCTGGCTATATTCTGATAATCATTTTTCTGTTTCGCATCTTCATATGCAAAATGCATTTGCTGACCATCATAATTCGCTTCGATGCAAACATAATCGAATTTATAATCAGACAAATCAGCTTTGAAGAATTTGCAATCATTAACGAATAGCAATGTTTCCTTATCTGTACAAATCACGAAACCAAGACAATTGGGAGCATCATGTTCTACGTTGAACGGTATGATTAGCGTATCCTTCGCTAGATAACGCATTTCATTGTGAACGAGCCTATTCTTTGGATTTCCACCACATTTACTAAGCACATCTTCATTTGCATAAAATGGTATTCTGTGGCTTACAAAATCCTTTGCAGCACAACAATGATCACCGTGTCCATGTGTTACGACTGCTGCATCAATCTCAGACATTTTGATTCCTTGATTAAGTCCCTTATACATGATTTCTTTAAAAGGGATACCTACTTCCAGCATCAATTTCACTGGAGGTAGGTTTACTCTTTCTATTTCAACGTAGTAGCAGTTTCCAGCGCTACTACTTGCTAAACAAATAAATTTCATCAGAACGGACATTCCTCATCATCTTTAGGCTCAGAATCAGAAGAATCAGGCTGTGTTGCAGCTTTTTCCTTAATAACTTCTTTTGGTGTTTCGATATGTTCAGTACCGGATTGTTCAATGATTTCTGCATCTACAGCTTCTTCTTTATTTATTCTTTCATCCTCTTTGTACTGTTCATAATCTTCATATGCTGATTCATAAGCTGCAGCAGTGAATGCGTTCTGGAAGTCCTTAGGGAATTTCTTTGTGGCATTGTTCTTCATTTTCCTGATAATCATAGCTTCACTACTTCCGGCATTTTTCCACGCCGGAGAAATATGAGGAAGCAATTCAGGGCATGAGAGAATCTCATCCAGTGTTTTTGTTGCTGCCATCTGATTTAATTCTGCCGCATTTTTTACTTCTCGGTTTTTCATTAGATTGTTTGCGATATGCGCTTGCAGATTATGAACAACGCCCTCTCTTTCTGCGATATGAAATTCCACCATGTCATTATCCTTAATGATTGGATACACGACTCTTACAACCTTTGAGGTATAATCCTTTGGTGTCCATGTAGGAGGGGTGACCTCTAAACCATTAAATGACGGATATGTAAACTCATCGTTCTCTCTCACTAACCAAGGTGTGCGGACTTCCTTTACACCAACACCGAATTTCCGTAACAACTTGTCATTACCATCACCTTCGATATTAAATTCAAATTCCTTTTTCCAGTTATTACCTACCTTTTTGCTTCGGATGATGATATAACATTCTCTAGGTATTGCTGAAATATTCAAATTCAGCATTGCTACTGTCTGTAGGATATTCGTAATCTGGCTATAATCCATTTTCAGAATATCTAATTGATTTTCTACAGCAAGTGCTTGCATTTTTCCAAGCATATTCATCATGCAGGCTGATTGATATTCATTGTACTGAATATTCATGGCCTTCCCTGCATTAACGACAGCGTTTGTAAACTTGTCCTGAATTTGTGCTAATGCCGTAGTAAATGGCTGTTTCTTTGCTACTTCATTTCCCATGATAATTTCTCCTTCTACGCTTTAAGCAGCGTTACATCCGTATAATTGATATCGTCAACTTTTGTCATGATGAGCTGTGAATTAGTGTTTAATCTTGTATTTAAAGACTGTGTGTCCAATTCACTGCCTGCATCAAAGATAATTGGTAAATCCGGTATACCCATCTTTTTCTTCACGCACTCAATCAGATAAATGCCAGTAATGATCTTTTCTGATTCAGAACCCTTTTTAAATGGTGTATCTTTACCAAATACTGACGGATAACATACCTCATCCCACGAACCCTCTTTGATATTGCTTTTAACAAGAGTAAATTTAACAGCTTTGCCGAACACCTTTTCAACGTTGCTCTGAAGCATAGAAAGCTTTGTCTGAGTGAATTTCTCAACAAGCATCAGTTTGCTTTCATATTCGCACTGTTTTGTTGCAATATCATCCAGTTCTTTATTCAGAAAATTAACTCGTTCCTGAGCCTGCAAATACAGGTTATGTTTATTGATTGTTTCTTCATAAGGCACCTTTGATACCTTTAATTCTGCAATCTTAGTATCAAGTTCTTCTGTAGTGTTTACAGTCTCCTCATTGCGAATAGCGCACTGTATATCATTCTGTTTCATGCGAAGACCATAAGTCTTCTCCGATGTATATTCGTTTACCATGGCCTTTTCCAGAGATTCAATGTTTGCTTTCTTCTGTGCCATATCAGCTTCTATGCTTTTGATTTCTGCAAGGATAAAATCAGGGTTTTGACGTTCTTTTTTCTGTAAGTTGACTAATTCAAACTCAAGATTCTGGATTTCAAGTTCTAATTTTTTACCTTCTGATGCAATACTATCCAGAGTGACTTTCTTTTTTTTCTCAAACTCTGATTTAAGTTTTTCATTCTGTGCCTTTACAGTATCAATGTATTCAGCATTCAGAACTTCTCCGCAACGAGGGCATGTATTCTCATCAGGAAGAACCATACCACCATCAAACTGGCTTTTTTTAGCCACTAAGTATTCATCCCGCTTATTTCCCTTTGCTTTTTTCTTGGTATCAATTTCATTTTTTACCCGCTCAATTTCAGCATCAAGTTTTACATTCTCGTTTTGCATATTTGTAAATTCATTACGCTTCTCAGTAAGTGTTTTCCGCATAGAAGATAATTCTTCTTCATACCCTCTTATTTTTGCTTTGGTATCAGCATTTACTTCATCCAGATGGTGGCGGTCATATTCAATAGATTCTGCCAGTACAAAATTCACCTGTGCAAGATTGTTTCGCAAATCAATAAGCTTCTGATTTACTGATCCGGCTTTCTGTGCAGTATACTGAGCAATCGTATTGTCGGTATCAACCAATATTTTTTTTGCTGTAGCCAATACACCAGCATCGACATCTGCAATATCAGAAAAGCCTTTCAGCATAGCTTTCTTTTCATTCGTTTCATCTTTTGCACCTTTGATTCTGCTTTTCAGGTGCTTAGTAGCTTTTGCTGTATCATGACCGTATCCAGTTAATAAAGGACGAATATTCTTTAGCAGCTCTTCAGCATCATATACATCATCATTACTGACATCACCAACTAATTCGATTACAAAACTGCGAAGTATAGCCCAATCGCAAGTTTCAGCCATATAATACGGATCCATTACAGCTCTTACTAAGCCGAATTTACTTGTTTCAAGTTTTTTGTCTGATAATCCCATATGCTGGAACAACTCTGACAGTGCATCTTTAGCACTACTCTTATCACCCTTAACGTAATATTGAGTAACATGTCCTTCCATTACTGTTTCTTTGGTGCCGCGCTTAGTAGTCCATTTTTCACTATAGGCTTTTTTATATGTCCAACCATCTTCAAACACAAGCTCAACAGATACTTCTTTCTTTGTATCATCCAGCGGTTTCAGCGACATATCATCATTGCTGCCATCAAGCATATAACCTGTTAGCGCCCAATAAATAGCAAGAATCGTATTAGTCTTGCCTTTATAATTCGGCCCGATGAAGATATTTCTATCTCCCAAGTCGTGCTCCGCATGAGCGATATTGCGGAAGTTATCAATTATAACCTTTAATATTTTCATCAGAAAATCTCCTCCGTACTTTTCCTCTCCCTTTCCTCGGGTGTCATAAATTCTTCTTTTGCTTCAGCATTTTTCTCCTGCTGGAAGTCGATGTTATCCAGAGTTTCGTTAGTCTCCATTTCACTCCTACCTTTTCACACTTATTTCATCTAAAGGAATTGTTATCAGCGCCGTCATATGCTGCAAATCAACATCAGCAATACCTTCGCTTGGAATAGCTATCCCATTGATTTTGATAGTTTGCATTTCACCAATTTTTTCATATGAATATGTTAATGCACCTAATTTATGTGTCTGATCTTCGACCTTGCGTATACCGATTCTAGCCGCTTCCTTTTCATGATCAGTAAGTAACCAAGCCGCATTAACACCTAATGCATCTGCAATGTCACTAATCGTTGATAAGTTACATCCTGTGGATGTTCCCTTAACAATTTTACGTAAAGTGATACCATCCGTTTTCATCCTCGCTATCACGTCAGGAAATTTCTTGTTAGTATCAATCATTCTTTTCTTGATATTAAATTTCAAGATTTCAAAATCATCCAATTAAAGCTCACCATCCCTCCTATTTTTCCATGATATAGACTTCTTTATATTTCACACCAAAGCTATTTTCCTCAGTACCTACCCAGATATCAATGATGTTTCCTTTGATTGAGCCGCCTACATCCTCACCCGTGTAGACGATGCCATCAATGAGGACTTTGCTTCCTAGAGGTATAACGTTTGGATCAACAGCTATTGTGTGATTAAGTAATGCTTTATGCTCACCATCACAGGGTTTTGCGATTGTATCACCCCATTCATCTTCGCCTGCATAATAGGCTGTAAGCTTAAAAACTCCTAATGATCTTCATTTTGGTTGCTCAGCCAGTTTCCTTTCTAACTTTTCAACCTTCGCATCTAGTTCTTTATTTTTCGTGGTCATTCTTTTTAAGTCATCTTCCAACTCTACCGCTCGGGTTTCTGTTATAGTGACTTTCTTCCGGTATATATCAATGCTTTCTAAGTTAATATGTATTGAGTATGTAAATACGATGTTAAGTGTGATGCTGAGCGCCAACACAAGCATTGTCCATAACATTCGTTCTTTCCGTTTCACTTCTGCGTTAACATGTTCTTCCATTGACTTCTCCTTTCTTCTTGTAATTCCCCGATTAGCAGGGGGCTACCTATTCCTGATTCGTCTTCTTACAAAGGATAAAAAAATTCGCATGAAGCAATGCTCCATCTTTACTATCTGGATTTAGTATCACGCTGAATCCAGATTTTTTTAAATCCTCTACCTCTTTTGGACAACTTGTAAACACGATTTTTTCAATCATCAATCCTTGCAAATCATACGTTATTGAAGCTTTATCATTAATTGAAGATTCCATATGCCTTGTTCTCCTCCTTTCATATTGTTTTTATCTTCTTGGCATACTATAATTAACCTTATAAAGAGGTGGTAGTATGCATGAGCTTGACTTAAATTTTTATTCGTTCATTTTTTCTTTCATTGCGATTTTGATTTCTCTATATACACTATATAAATCAAGGAAACGTCTAAGTGTGCATCTGCCAGAAGAATTTTTCATATTGAATGAAATATTTACTGACCCACAAGCCGAACCAATAACTGAATATACATTGGCATCTTTCTCTTTTTTATTAGTAAATCCAAGTCCGACTGACATTGGCTTCTTTGATTTAATGGTTCTTGATGATAAGAATAACCCTATAGACTATCTAACAAAATTTAATGTAGGTCTAACACCACAAGATAGCGGACAAGTTTATTCATATATAAATAATTACAGATGCAGATTATATCTACTGGACAGTAATTTCGGTATATTCAAGAGCAATCATTTCACACGTTTTGAAATACCTGTCAATGTAACGAATCTTCATACATCTTCTATAACAATTAGGTTTAAAATAACCAAAGAAACTCTAATTCCAAATTCAATAGACCGTAACAGGAAGCGTAAAAATTTCAAACAATACTCTGTTACTATTCCTTATCCTCAAAAGTAGATTTATATTCTTTGAGGATTTTTTCATATCTTTCAGCTTTTTCCAATTGTTCTCTTGTTGGCTGTAAATAGAAACTATTGAATTTAATGTTCCCATAGGTTCTTCGCTCCAAACTTTCAAACTCGTTATCTAAAGCACGCACCCTTATATAACAAATCACGGATATCATTAAAGCAATGATGGAAATTACCAAATAAACCATTGTTTTTCTCCTTTCCCCGCTCTATAATAAGATTGACTTGTTACTCGAGTCGCTTAATGTTTTGTCGCATCGTCATTGGTCGTGGGGTGCGACATTTTTATTTGCCTTTCATATTTAGCCATTTTATGAATTTCACTCTCGCTTATAGCAATTACTTGAAGAAAATATTTGTAATAAACCCTTCCTTCAAGATTTTTCTTTCCATCTTTTATGCATAGATCAGCTGCCTCATTAAATCTTATCTTGGCTTTTGGCCAACTACATCTAAGAAAATTTCTCACATCCGTTAAAGTAAGGTAAATTTTCATAATGATACGTTCACGCTCAATATTTAGCGAATCATCATACTTTCCTTTCACTTTAATCATCCATTTCCTTTACAAAACTTATTAACAAAAAATATCTGACCTTTGCCTGTAACCTTTGGTGTCCGTGTAGTCCTAACACTACCGTCTGGATTATTAACAGTTCGTTCTTTAATTTCAAACAAACCACGTTCCATTGCTTTCTGCGTGGGCATATTATAGTTATCACCTTTGATACAAAGAAACTCATTCTCTCGCATCCATGCAAACAATCTATTTTGCCCGATATTGCATCCGTTCTGTTTAATAAGCTTGGCGAGTTGTCCGACTAAGATTGAATCATTACTCGTTGCTACAGCATCAGCAAATAATGCTTTAGGCCTCATACTGTTATTTTCTATCTGCAATTTTTCATATGCTTCTACCTGATCAGCATATGCCCTTAAAGCTTCTGGAAGTGTTTTTGGAATTGCTGCATTATCTTTAACTCTGAAATAAGTTTCTTCCAGATTATCAAATTGCTCCCATGCTTTATCTGTATCAAGAATCTTGCAGTGACGGTCAGCGCCTTTTTCTGTCCAGAGAATCAAGGCATTTACATTTTTAGGTACAGAGTAACTGTTAGTTACCTTGCTCTTGAATTCCCGTAATTCATCTCCTTTCAACATATGATAATGTTTTCCTTCGATAAAACGATTTTTATTTCGATTGAAATTCATTTTGATATTATCAACAGATGTTTCATATACTTCTGCCAATTGTTGTGTTGTCAATACTCTTTCATTACAGTATGTAACTGCGATTAAGTCTTCCATGCTCCTCCTCTCTGTTCCTATTTCCGAACTTCGTAAGTAAAAAAATAAGGCTCCACCATTTTTAATGGCTGACCAAGTAGCTTACATGCTCTCACCATTTCACTTTGCTTCCAATTTACTTTACCTGAAAACCTGTCAGATAGTGAGTTCTGTGATGTAAAACCCATTGATTTAGCAAAATTCTGCTCAGTTTTGAACACTGCCTTGATGTCACCTCGTAGTCGTGAATAATCATAAACGTAATCCATTAGCTTCTCCTTTCTGTTCCTATTTCCGAACAACACCATAATATCCTTACTAAGAAAGAATGTCAACCCATTTTGTTCCTATTTACGAACTTTTTTAATTTTTGAGTTGACATTTTACGAACTAGAGTATAATATGAAGGCAAAGGAGGATATATAGAAATGAAACAAGAATTTTCCGAAAGATTAAATGAAGCCATGCAAGCTAAAAATATATCTCAGGCACAACTTGTCGAAAAAACTGGTATAGGAAAATCTACAATGAGCCAGTATTTAAGCGGTAAATATAAAGCAAAGCAAGATAATATCACAAAGATAGCTGAAGCATTGCATATATCACCTGCATGGTTAATGGGAATAGATACAGAGATGGAAAAACCAGAGGAATCTCTTGAAGAAATTTTTGCTTATAATCTGAATAAATTCATGGTTAAATATGATAAAGACATAGATGATATAGCAAAGGCCTGTAATGTTAAGAAGAAAGAAATACTTAAATGGACAAATGCTGAAATAATCCCCGCTGTTGATATAATACAGAGACTTGCGATTATCTTTAATTGTTATAAATCTGATTTAACAGAAAAAGTGGGAAGAAGCACCACACATCCTAGAGGTGTTAGAATACCAGTCCTTGGGCGTGTTGTTGCGGGAATACCCATTGAAGCGATAGAAGAAATACTGGATTATGAAGAAATATCTGAATCAATGGCTCGTACTGGCGACTTCTTCGCTTTGCAGGTCAGAGGTGACAGCATGGAGCCGAAAATGAGTGAAGGTGATGTTGTTATCGTCCGGAAACAAGAAACCGCTCAGACAGGCGATGTGGCGATCGTATTGGTGAACGGTGATGAAGCAACAGTCAAAAAAATCAGAATCATGGATAGCGGCATTATGCTCATACCTTTTAATACAAAATATGATCCATGGATTTATACAGCAGAAGATATTGAACGACTCCCAGTTAAAATAATTGGTAAAGTTGTTGAGTGCAGGCAGAAATATTAAATTATAGACGAAGTTTTTCTAAAAAAAACAAAAAAATCCCCCGTTCCTATTGGCGTAGGAACGAGGGTGATAGTAGGTATTGGCGTACCTCTATCGGTACAATAAACGAATGACCACGAATCATTGCTTTTATTGTGCCTTCATTATACTAAAAAATGGAGGTAAATTCAATGGCAGTAAAGAAAGATGAACGTTTTGTTAAAAGCAAAAAAGACAAAAATAAAATGGTTAAAAAAATAACCTATAAATGTGAAGGAAGCTACGTTGACTGTAATGGCGAACTTCATAGATATCATAAAAGAGGTTTTGCAGGAAAGGAAGAAGCAAAAGATTGGGAACGTTCATTCCTTTTAGCAGCAAAAAATGAAGTTAGTAGTAATATAACTTTTGGTGAACTATACAGTATATTTATTTCATCAAAGCAAGGCATATTAAAAGAAAGATCAATTTATGATTATACAAAAGTCTCTGAGTTACATATTCTTCCTTATTGGAAGGATATTCACCTTGATAAGATTTCAAAAAAAACAATCGAGTTATTCCAAAAAAGTTTATTAACTCAAAAGTCTAAACATGGCGGCCTATTAGCAAACAGGACAATAGAAGCAATCCAAACAAAATTTAAAGGAATTCTCAAATACGGTTTTGACATGGGATACATTAAAGATTATAGAATTACCAATTTCAAAATTGCACAAAGAAAAAATGAAATCAAGAAAGAGATGCATTTCTGGCATCCAGACGAATATAATAGCTTCATTAAACAAGTTCAACTTGAAGAAAAAAGTGTTATATATGTAGCCTTCTATAGTGTTCTTTATTGGTGTGGCACCAGACTTGGTGAAACACTTGCGCTAAAATGGTCTGATATTAATATGCAAGATAAAAGTATTCAGATTTCTAAAACATACAGTAAGCAAACAAAGTTAATTACTACGCCTAAAACAAGAAATTCATATAGGACAATTCTTATGCCTGATACGTGTTATAAAGCCATGTTAATTCTTTATCAGTATGAAAAAGACATAATCGGTTTTAGTGAAGATAGTTTTGTTTTCTTCATGGATAAGCCATTAGACAATAATAATATCAAAAACATCAAAGATAGATGTGCTGAAAAAGCTGATGTTCCGATAATCAGAATTCATGATTTCCGTCATTCTCATGTTTCATTATTAATCAATTTGGGATTTGATTCCTTCGATATAGCAAAAAGACTAGGGCATACCGTGGATATGGTGAACAATATTTATGGTCATTGGTTCAATGATGCTCAAATAAAAATGGTGGATAAGCTTAATTCCATATGA